CAACAAGAAAGAATGTATAGTGAGGAAGAAGTGATTGAATTATTAACAAAAAGATGCGAGTGTTTCGGGACATCTGTTAGTCCTTTTAATAAGATACTTCTTAAACAAGATTTAGAATGGTTTGAACAATTTAAAAAGAAATAAGATGTACACAAATATATTTAAAACACTAGAAAACCGATTCAAAGAATATGAATCTTTAGAACGTTATTTGGACTCGCATATAGAAGAATTGCAGACTAGAAATCATAAGTTAGTTGAGCGGATAGCAATTTTAAGAGCAGAATTAGAATACGCTCAGTCACAATTAAATCAAGGTATGAACGATTAAACTTATAAACAATGCGCAACTATCTATTTATTTTTATCGTATATTTATTGCATGACAAACAAGTCAATTGAAAAATGGTACAGATATGCAGAATACCTTGCTGGTAAAAACGGCAAGGATTTGCTGCATCATGTATATTTGGAACTACCTGACAATATACGGCATAAAGATGCATATGTTTGGAAATGCTTAGTTAATGCTTACTACGGAAAGAATAGCACATACAATAAGCTGTATAATCCATTAGGCACAGAATTGATTGAAGATGTTGAGCAAAAGTTCGAAGACCCTTGTTTGTTTGACTCGCAACTTTTACACAAAATACTGCTTCAATTAGAAATAGAAGGGTTCACAACAGAGGTTAGGGTGTTTAAAGATTGTACATTAAATAGTTCGATTAGAGTCTTATCTGCTAAATCAAAAGTAAATAGAAGAACAATAACAAAAATATGTAAATTTGTCGAAAACGAAATTAGAATAAGATATGAAAGACTGGACAACATTTAACTTTGCACTAGCTTTATTAGGATGGTTTATAGCGTTCTTAATACATCAAGAATATAATTTGCCATACCGCATAAAAAAGATGCTTAAAATCGTTCCTACGCACTACATTAAGGTAATAGATTGCTTTCCTTGCTTTGCATTTTGGGTAACTTTACTAATTACAGCGCAACCAATAACAGCAATAGCAGTCTATGCCTTTGCAATAACAACAGAAAGACAATGATAACAGATAAAAATTTTAAAATTAGCTTAGATTTTATCCTTCCAAAGATTAAGATAGGAGCATTTGATTATTACGGTACTGAATTTGATCATTTGGCGCACGTTTATTTCTGCATTACAGAACTAGCAACGGGTAAGGGTAAGGTATTATCTAAAGGATGTTCGGGATGTATACCAGGTGCAGTTCATATAGTTAGAAATTACCTTGCAAAGTATCCAATAATTGAGCCTGTAAATGTAGAGGCTGAATTAACATTGAAGGCAATGCGTTTACTTTACCCAACAATTAAGGCAACGAGTAGAAAATCATTTATTAAAAAGATTGAAGAACATGGAAAATAAGGAAGAACAACCAAAAGGAGAAATAACCGCATCTGGATGTGTTGCAGGCTTACAGTTTATAATTGCAGTAGTCGCGGTTTGTTATGGCATTTACGTTTTATTATCGATGTAATGAATGTTAAAAGTGATTCATTTGTAGACCGCTTACAAGAGTTGGCAATCGAATACATTGATGAATGTTTATCAAATGTAAAAGAGGTTGCCACGTCTAGTGGTAAAGTAGTAGAGCAAAAGGATAGACACATCCCAACAATTAAGTATTTTTTGTGGATCTGGATACCGATGAACTACGATAAAAAAGACACTATAAAAAGACCGACCTACTACAGATGGCTTAAATGGGAGAACACTTATAAGCAAAAAGTAATACAAAATATTGATGCTACCTTCTCAGCTCTAGCAGAGGATATAGTAGCGAATGAAGGTAAAGGTATATTCTACGCAAAGAATCGTTTAGGAATGCATGACCGCCAACAAATAGAATCTAAAACTGTAGATAAATTTGAGTTCGATTAAAGGCTACAAACCCCATGATAAGCAAAGGGTAATTCACAATTCAATTAACAACGATCCTGCAAAGTATTATGTACTTAATATTGGCAGGCAGTTCGGTAAAACGATGTTGTGCATAAATCAGCAATTGTATTGGGCTATTAATTATCCTAATTCAATGATTGGATGGGTATCTCCAATTTATAAGCAATCAAAGAAAGTTTATACTGAGCTTAAAAAAGCTACCTTATCAAGTGGTTTATTCACTTACAACGATACCGAATTAATCGTTAAAGGATTTGGTTCTCAAATTCAATTCTTTTCCGCAGAACGTAGTGACGGTATTCGTGGTAATACTTTCCATTACCTGATATGTGATGAGTTTGATTATATGAAAACTAAAACATGGGAGGAAGTATTACAGCCTACTGTACTAGTAAAAGGTAGGAAAGTAGTCTTTATTTCAACTCCTAGAGGTAAGCGAATGATGTATAAACTATCCTTGTTAAGGCATCAAGATGACCGATACAAATACTTTCAATTCAGTTCATATGACAATCCAATGATTGACGCAAGGGAAATCGATTCAATTCGCTTAACAGTTCCAGACCATATCTTTCGCCAAGAATACCTTGCTGAATTTATCGATGGCGCTACTGGATTATTCAAGAACGTACGCGAATCAATCGGACAAGCTCAACAAGTAGGCAAGATTTACGGAGGCTTGGATATTGGACGCGCGGATGACTACACCGTTTTAACAATAGGTACAAAAGAGGGCGGCGTATTCTTTATCGAACGATACCGACAAGATGAATGGAGTAATATAATTAAGAAAGTAGGTGCTAGGATAAACCAATTCAAAGCAGTCACATATGTTGAGGTCAATAACCAAGGCGATGTATTCTATGAAATGCTAAAGAAAATAACGGGTAATTTAATCGAACCATTCACAACAAGCTCAAAGACTAAACCGATAATGATTGAAGACCTAGCTGTTTCGTTTGAGCAAATGGAGTTAATCATTCCGAATGAAGAGTATCTAATCGATGAGTTAGAAGCGTTCACATACATATACGATCCTAAAACTCGCCATGTGAAATACTCAGCGCCCGAAGGAATACACGATGATAGCGTAATTTCACTATCTTTATATAACCAGGCTAGAAAACATTTAAGTAAAAAAGGAAAATACTTTGCATAATATGAATCACATACCAATCGTAATGCATATGGCGGAAGTCGTGACCAATTACATTTACCAAATGAAAGGCGTTAGAGTCAATCTAAGGATGGGCGAAATCTTAATGAATGAAGACCAAGTAAATAAACTAATTGATGCGTTTAATCACGTTAAAAGTAAAGGACATTATGGAAATTAAACTACCCAAAAAAACAAAAGACTTACGAATAGAGCATTTTAAAGCATTGCAAAACCCGTATTTCTTAACAGAAGATAAACTTGACATAATGGATCAGTTAGAATTTATCCATTTGTTTAGTGGCGTATCACGTTCCAAATTGAAACAGATTAACGTGAATGACATATCTGCAATGTTTAGCCACATTGTTAATCTGTATTCAGGAATTAAAGTAGCTAAACCTGCTAAAGAAATCACGCTAAATGGCTTTGAATTTGAGTTAGTCAATGCGGAGAAAGTTGGTGTTGGATGGCACGCGGATTTCAGTAAAGGAGATATGAAGAAAGATGCTGTTTATTTTGGATGCTTATTCTATTTTCCTAAAGGGCAACTTTACGGAGCTGTGGATGAGAATGACAACCTTCTCAATTCAATTGCTGACCGATATGAAATCATAAAGGAGCATATGCCACTCGATGTATTTATGAACGCGTCCGCTTTTTTTTTGACCAAAATAAAAAAATCAATGATGCTATCAGTCCAGAAAGCGAAAACAAGAAAAGTACTCGAAAAGATGTTAAGCCCTCTAAGTTTGCTTGGGAAGAAGGCTTCGATGTAATAGCAAAAGAGTTTTTTCAAGGGGATTGGAATAAGGTAACGATGCTTAATATTTACTCTTATTCTCATAAATGTAAATTTTTAGTGCACAATGCACGTAAAAAACTCTCTAACAAATAGGACATGGCTCAAGACGTTGAATATTTCAAGAATCTAATAACGGTTGGTAATTCCGAAGCTATTTTAAAAGGGTTGCCCGGTACGCCTTTAGAAGAATTGCTAAAAGATTTAATGCAGGACGTTGCGGATCAATTGGTGATTGAAATGGATTCGCTGAATATTGCAGCGTCTAGACGTTTAAGACAAAGCATTATTCCGGATAAGCAAGTAACGAAAGACGGTAATGTTGTAACGATTGGATTAAGTGCGGACTTCTATTGGAAGTTTGTTAACTACGGAGTAAACGGAACTGAAGTACAGCATGGAGCACCAAGCTGGGGAAAGCAACCACCTGGAGAGGTGTCGTTTCATAAGTCGATTATGGATTGGACAATGGACAAAGGTATAACGATGCCCGCACAATTTGACACGTACGATTCATTTGCGTGGGCAGTAATGGCAAACGTAAGAAAGAAAGGTAAACAAGCCCGTCCATTCTTTACTAATGTGGTAAATGAAACATTAACAACAAAAATACAAAAAGAGCTTTCTGAGTTCTTTAAAGAAGCAATAACAGTAAATATAGTTGAACCATGGCAGTAACGATTTCACAAGTACCCGCTAATTTTAGCCCGTCAGATAATCCATTGATGTTTAGATTTCAATCTACACAAACCGCACAACCGAATTTCTCTTATATAGTTGAAACGTATTACAATTCTGTTTTGGTAAGTGAGGATAGGATATTTGTTGAAAGTGGAATCTACGCACATATTGACGTTTCACCAATCGTAAAGAATCTATTAAATACGCCGCAACAAACCACACCGCTATTTAGTCAGTCGGCTACAAATGGTAGTATCTACATTAAGGTAATAGAAAACTACGGAACTATTCCAATAAACCAAGCGAATGCAACTAGTTCAACAGTTAAAATATTTAAGGCTTGTTTATCCGATGCTGATTGGATGGAATGGGATGCTACGGATTGGATAGTTAACAAGTTCTTGACTAATTATCCTGAAACAAATATGTACCAACAATTTGGTGCGCCTTTCTATTTATCTGCGATAATGGATTCTAGCGCAACATTAGATTTATCATTCTATGATGTTGAAGGTTTACTACTTCACACCTACAACCAAACGCAAACAACTGTAATTGCACAGCTTAATCTTAGTACGGATTCTTTGGTTTTAAAC